CTCGAAGACGTCGAAAGGAAACAAAGATACGATAGTAGCTGTCGTTCCGAGATTCGTAGGCATCTAATCATCCTCACTGAGCATCTCAAAGTTTTGTTGGACTTCGGCATCGAATTCTTTCTTCTCCATGTCGAAGTAGTCTTTGGCGGTTTTCTTCGGATTAGTCTCTAGACTTTGAGTAATAAACATACACACTTTCAAGTTCGGGTCGATAGGCTCGTTCGTCCCTGGCTTCTTGAACGGCCAAATCATCTCGTAACCGTTCCAGTCTCTGATTGCAGGTGGCGCTCCGTATCTCTGCACATCCATTTCGAGGATGTAGCAATCATGACAGTTGTAATACTTCAGAAGCCTTGCTACCTCGTGTACTCCACGATGATCGACCCGCTCACGGACCTCGATTTGGTCGTTGGCGAAGACCACTCGATATCGAGGTCTACCACCCCACTTGAGCTCAAGCTGACGATTGATACGTTCTAATTCGACTTTATCCATAGTAAAATGGGGGAGGCCTCTCGACCTCCCCCTACTCCTTAGTAGCCGGTCGGGACAGCGAGGTTGTCGATGTAGCTCGACGCCGCCGGGTTCGTGTTGTAGATGTTGAAGGAACCGGTCACGTAGAAAATCTGCGAGGCAGCGACGCCACCCGAGGCTCCGCGAATCTCGAAAATCTTCCGACCGTCCACCTCGTAGAACGAGATGGGATGCATTTCCGCGCGACCAAACGTGCTCATCGCGAGGAAGTCGATCCGTCTCTTGTCCCACGAGAAGTGCTTGCGGATGGGCGCACCAGCAAGAGTCCAGCCTTCCCCGTCCCCGAAGTAAAGGTCGAGGTTCTGCTTCCTTGCTTCCTTGTTGACGACCATGACCAGCTGACCCAGCTCCTCATACGCCTGAACCTGAGCAGGGTGCATCCAAGCCTGGACGCCAACGTCAAAGCTGGAACCGAGTCGGTCGCCAACCTTGTTGAGTGCGACGCGTGCGTAGGGAAGGGCCAGAGGAGTGTTGTTCGCGTTGACTCGGTTCGACCGAATCTCGGGGAACAAACCTCGATCCAACCCCTGCCACGCTCCGACAGATGCGTTCGAGATGTGATACGGCACACCGAACAACGACGTCGGAGGCGTGCCAGACAAGCCTGAAACAACGAGCTTGTCTCCCACGACCGGAGTCGTCGCCGCACCGTTCATCCGGACGAGCTTGTTCTGCAAGTCGTGGATGTCGATGGGTGCTTCACCGTTGATCGTCGCAGCACCCACGAAGGGCTTGCGGACGGCCAACGTCGAATCGTACAACGAAAGCATCTGACCGTAACGCATCAAACGGACACCATATCCGTCTGAGGCGCACGTGAGCGTGTCCTTGCCACCAGCCGTGGAGTAGCCAGAGACTACGCCCAACGTGCCAGTGCCATCCGATGAAACTGCCAACGCATCAACGGCGCGACGGAACTCCGTCATGCCTGATGCGAGCAGCTTTTTGACGGTCTGAACGACAGCCTTGCGTGCGTCGTCCGTCGCCCATTCCGTCTTCTTGTGCCACTCAATCGCGTGGCGCAGGTGGACCGTGTTGATGATCGCCTTCTCGTAGCCCGGTCCTTCGCCGCGTCCGAGATCGCCGCCAGCAGGATCGAAGTGTCCGAAGCGTCCGCCAGGTCTGATTTCGAGCGGGATACGCATATCCCGATTTGAAATCACTTCGACCTCGCCCTTTTCGATTTGGGAGAAGAACGTGTCTTCCTTGTCGAAAAGAACCGGAATCTTCTTTCGGACTTTCTCCAGTTCTACGGCAGCTACCTGTGTTTCGTCCATCGCCATGTCAGGTAACTCCTACTGTCTTCTCTTCGGCGTATACCTTCCATTCAAGAAGTCCATGTCGGAGGTTTTGCTCCAGTTCACGTCCCGGGCCGACGGGATTTTTGCGGCCTGACCTGTAGCGCTCCGACCAGACGCGGGAATGTTAGTTCGCTTGGGAGGTGGTTGCTCTTGTTTCGGCTGACCATTCGCAGCACTAGGTGCTCCAATGCCAGCCTCAGCACGTAGCCTCTGTCGAACACTGGGAATCAAGGCTTTGGCGCCTCGCAGATAGGCGCTGATGATTTCTCTGCGTACCTCTTTGGGAAACCCAGTCGATTCGGCCTTGCGCCACAATACGTTAATTTGACGAAGGTGGCGCACATCCTTACCGAGGAGTGAATCAACCTCGTTAAAGATGGCGTCCTTCAACGTCTTCTTCAGAAAAGGAGAAGTAGACTTGTCTTCATCGATACCCTTCGCAATTTCTGCGAGGGTAGCTTCTCGACCTTCGGAGTAACACTCGTTCGAGAAGTCTTGAGCTTTTTCTTGCCAGAAGGCTTGCCGGTCTCTCTTGAGTTTCTCTTCCTCAGGATGAGGCTCCTGCTTCCTGCCTTCGTTGTTGGGAATCTCGGGCTTACCGTACAGATACTTTGCGAGGTGCAAAGCTGCGTTTTTGAGATTGACGTTCTCGGACCCTTCCGCATCACGAATCGCACTTCGTAGAACGTCATTGATGGCCGGAAGGGTAATCTCGGCATACATCTCCATCGACTTCTCTTTGATCGCCGGGAGAAAATTCCTGACGACCTTCTTGTATGCCTCGGAATTGCCCTGTTCGAGATCGTTGAGAAGCTCCGTCGGAGAGCCGCTCGCTAGCGAGGCTTCGAGCTTGTTGAAGTAACTCGCTGTCTGTGCCGCGTCCTTGGCATCTTCAGGGCTCGCAAATACCTCCCCATACGCTCTATCATTTCTGATAGCTTGCGCGAGCTGAGGGAGCTCCTTGAAGATGTTCGGATACTTGGCCTTGATGTCTTTGAACCTGAGCTGACCTGCCGCGACTTCGGTGTCTTCGACCTCAGGCTCTTCCTCTTCTTTGGTTTCTTCCTTGGGCTTTTCTTCCTCTTCTTCATCGAACTTGACATCCCCCGGCTCCTCAAGCTCTGAATCAGGAATGACTTTCTCTTCCTTCTCAGGCTCGATTTCGATTTCCTTCGTATCGCCCTTGTCGCCTTCTGCTGGCTCATCAGGAGCGTTCAGGATGTCCATGTCAGACTGGCCGCTGCTTGGCCCGCCAAAAGTATCTGGAGCGAAAAAGATTGGAAATGACCTAAGCATTGGCTACTCCTCGTGGTGCGGGAATCGATTCAGTATCTTTACCTTTTGGCGGAGACGGCTTACCTTTTTCGGCGCGCTCAGGGATAGCAGAAGCCATCGCTTGCTGCATCATCTGCTGCTGATTAGTCTCGACGTGAGCTTGAAGATGCGCAATGACGTTCATGTAACCAGGAGGATTCGTCATCTTCTGGTCCATGCCGATCTCAGAAACGCACCACTCCTTAATAACCGCGATATGAACCATATGCTCGTCAACCTCTGGCTCAATCGGGACAGTCGCCTGTAGCATCGGCGTGCCATCGAGCGGGTTGACTCCGATCTGCTGAGGCTCAGCATTGAGTAGCTCGTAGATCTCGTAGAGCTGTTTGGTCCTGTCAGCGTTACCAGGCACGGTAAGCTCAGGAATACCAACAAGCTCCGAAACTACCTGACGATTCTCCGGATGGAACAGAGCCTCATTGATAGCATCCGAATTGAGCTCCAAGAGGCGCATCATCACGTCACGCTTCTGAGCCCACGCCAGAGGGAACTGCTCGCTGAGTTCGGGTTCGACTTGACCAACTTCACCCGTCATCTCCGCCTTACGAATCCATACGTTGACGTATGAATTCTTGCCCTGTGACTTGACGATTTTCTCGTCAGTCTTCATGTTCTTGGCGTAGATTTTTACCGCTTTGCTTTCAAGCTCTGTCCAGAAGAATGAGATCATCTTGTAGATAATCTGCAAACGCTGAAGGGCTTGCGCTCTAGACATGCTGTATTCTGCTGCGGTATCTGAGCCTCCCTGTTGTGACCCGCCATAGACAGATGGTACTGTACCAAGCACAAACTGTCCAGCGACTTGCAGGTCATCTGCAAATTCTTTGTGCTCTCTAGACAGCATCGCAGCTTTGTTGGTGTAGAAGGCTGCTCCAATGTTGCCTCCAATGGGAGCCTTGACAGGATACATCGAGCCAGGGGAAATCTCCTGATTCGCGTATTTCTGCAAGTCAATGATGGATGAATCTACGAAGGTCTCCGGAATGCCATGACGAATGGTCTCGATGGTCAGCTGAAAAAGCTCATTCGTCATTTCCTGAATCGGAATTAACGGATTAGCTTGTGGCTGTCCGTGAACTCGATCAAGAATTGGGTCGACCGAAACGGTCCAGAACTCGTCCATGTCTTCGTCATTGACTTCGGCAAGAACGTCATTGACGTAGATGGCTCGAATTCCGCTCGGGAACTTTTCTTTCAGAGCCATTACCCGTTCGTCGTCGGCTTTGCCTAGCTTGTTGAACATCCACGGGCGAAGCCAGACCTGACGGCAGGTGCAAATTTCTGCGTCGTCATCTGACTGGACGATACTTGTGGAGCGCGCCCAACGATCATATCGCTCGCTATCAGCTGTTGCTGAAATCTTGTCGGCGATATGAGGGAAGCGTTCCTGCATCTCAGCGACATCGTGTTCGTCGTTGAGGATCAGGTAGCCTGACTGAGTCAGTGTCTTTGCGCGTGGCGCGATCTGGACGTTGGTTCCACCATAGAGTTCGATGATTTGGCGACATTTTGGAATCACCTCGGTGAAATCCAAAACGCGCACCTCTTCCTCTTCCGTATCTGAGAACGGCGATACAGGTCCACAATTCGGACATATCGCTGCGTTCTGAGGCGGAGTTTCTAATTGCTCTGGAGCCAGAGGAAGCGGAGGAGCTATCGTAGGCTCTGGCATCTGTTCCATGCCAGGAGGTGGAGCTTCAGGTGGAGCTTCCGGCATCTCCGGCGCCGGAGCCAATGGCAACCCCGACGCCGGTTCCTCCGGGCTGTTCATCGGGTGAACAGCTAACTCTGCTCCACAGTCGGGGCAATAGTCAATGCCAGTCTTTTGAATCTCATTCTTGTAGTGATCGACCTTATCAACGCCGTATTTTTCATCACGGTCGTTGTAAGTGTAGGCTGCGATGACTCCCTGATTGTAAAGGAGTCCGATAGCCTTCATGAAGAGAAATGGCGCTTTGTTGTGTTTCCTGATGAGCTCGGCAAGACGTGAAAATGCCTGTGCGGTATAAATATCTGCGGCTTGGTCCGCATCGTTTGGAAAGAAGCGCGTCGACGGAAGACTTTGAGAAATCGCTGCAATGATGATCTCACCATGCGCTTTGTAAATGTTGACGACTTTGGCCTCAATGTTAGCTTCCTCGTAAGGATCGTTGGCAGACTCGTCTGTGTCTGCACCAGCGTAACGCCAATCGTGCGCGACTTCGGAGAAGTAGATGTTTTGGATGCCCTCCCAGAAATACTCGTTACGCTTGTAGACCTTCATCAAGCGATCCCGAGCGAATTGGTCCCGTAGGTCTATCTGCTCCACGAGAGCAGTCAGACCCCGCATCAATTCATCCGGGAGAATCTGGTCTTCAGCGTCTTCGTTGATAATAGCCATTAGGCATCTTTCTGTACTTCTACGACTTCCGGCTTATCAGGAAGTTTGCCCGCTGCTTGATGCTGGTCTCTCACTTTTGCCCAGTAGTCTGCGCGTGCGTTCGGAAATTGCTCACGCTCTCTTCGCTCGGCTTGATTTCTCATAGCGCGAGCAGTGTGCATCTCTCGAAGTGGCTTCAATTCCTCAGCACCCTCGACCGGCGGTGTTGGCACCATGCTCAGTCTGGAGTTCTGTAGCAGAATTGATTGTAGCGTCGCGTTACCTGCACGCTCCGACTTGAGCAAGTTCTGCAAATCCTCAATGTGTGCCATGCGCGCCGCGCATCCAGGGCAACCTTGAGGCAAATGATACGAAGGTCTGAAGAAATCAATGAAACCCATAATGAAAGCCCCTACGACGTCGTGGTCTCTTGTGAAATAGCTTGACTGGTCTGTCGGCTAACTTCTGATCTCGCTCTAACTTCTCCATCCTACGGTAGAATCCTGTCATATCTCCGGAGTTATGGAGGTATTCGAGGACTGTATTCACTTTTTCTCGGCTAGCCGACACTGTAACTGACTGCCCGATCCAGCGATGAACCTCTTTCAGTAGGTATCGTCCCCCATCGTAAGGATCATCACCGTCGAATTCTTGAACATCCTCAGTCTTGACGTCATCGTAGACACAAAGCGGAATGACGTCCTCGAAAGCCTGCAAGTCCTTGGCGACGTAGAGTCGAGAGTCTCGAAAAACCTGGAGCTTCGGGATATTCGTCTCAGGCTTTTCTGGCTCGAACATCGAGGCATACTCTCGAAATGCTGTCTCGCCATGAATTCTGAAGATTCGCGCACCGAGTTCAATGTTGAATCCCTCTTGCGGCACGATGCGAGGAGGTCTTGGCTTCCATCTCAAGAACTCATGCATCAGCATCTTGCCGCTTACTCGATCATTGTCTGCGACGCTGATTCGGAAGTTCTGTTGCGCCCCAGGTGGATTAAGGACCTCCTCAAATTGAGCAAGAATTGACTTCTGATCTCCTTCCTTTCTCTTTGCTGAAGGATCAATAACAACCGAATCAATAAGCTCTCCCTGAGAGAGTCGTACGAAAGCGGCTGACCACTCGGAAATCTTACGATTTTTCTGTCTATACTGTCTATAAAGAAAGACTTGACCGTTAGGCGCGATAGCGGCCCAACCAATCCAAGTCATTGCTGTATGACCCCAGTCAATTGCTGCGACTCGAGGCCAATAAGATGGAAGAGGAAAAGGATCAATCATGTGGAGAGCATTTGCCGGCTCCCCAGCGAAGTGTTCGTAACGCCACTCGTCGAACACCTGACCAGTAAATACCCACCAATCGCCTTCGAGCTTCGTCTTCTGCTCCGCTGTTGGAAGCAATCTAAGACGATTGATGTAGTTAGGGTCCGCCTTCATCAAGAAGGGGTTGTCAGTCAGCTTCGCAGGTATGAATATGCGATAGCTCTGAGCAGCCCGATCAAAAATCTTGGCGTATCCGTTCTTCGCCGGTTCTACAAAACGCTTACGAACCCAAGAATGTCCAACATTGCCAGGATTAGTAGCGCCGCGCACGAGAGCAGGAAGACTCTCGTCTGCGGTTCTACAACGTGACGTAAGGTAAACATACTGAAACTCTTCAAATGCCGTTAATTCGTCGAATGCAATGTAATTATATTCCGCCGTATCATGACTGCGGGCATCTTCGGAGCGAACCATATACGAGAACTGAATCCAAGCACCTGAAGGAAAAGTCCATCGATGCTTAGTGTCGTTATAAGTTGCGCCGAATAAAGGGTATATATCTCTTGAACGGGGTATGAGAGATTCTTCGAGTTCGGGAAAAGTTCGTCGAAAGATGATGCCTTTGAATCCCGCATTTTGATACCATCCCCGTGCTATAGGGAGCATCAAGAGAATCTCTGACTTGCCTCCGCCTGCTGCGCCGCCGTAGAGCGCCTCGAAAATCGAATCAGGGATACGAATGAAATCTGTCTGGCGCTTGCTAGGCTCCCAGACTTTCGTATCGTCGATTGTCTGAAAAGGCATTGCTACTTCGTAGCAAACATCCGTCGCTTTGCTGGAGGAGTTTTGCGGACAAACTCCTTCGCCACAGCAGTTGGGACCTGTTGTGGTCCTTTCAGTCCGCCATGCGCGGCAGCCTGCATGAGATTATATTGGGCAGCACTTTTCGCTGGCATGACGACTCCTTAGGAACAACATAGCTCTTGCACCAAGGACAGGTATCTCCAGGCTTAATGATGATTACCTTGTCTTTAGGTGCAGAAGGACAAAGATGTGTATGTTCTAGGAGTCGTTGTAAGAGGATGCCCATGTCATCTTCTAGGAAATGGGGGTGCGAATTCACTGACAAGCTGGAAGAGGATAAAGAGAACGAAGAGGATAATGACAAGTCGGAAAAGCCCCTTGATCATTGGGGTCATCTGGATGTAGGTATCGATATACCAAGCGACTGCTCCAACGGCGGCGAGCCAGAATAGCAGGTATAACATTATCTCCTCCAGCTTCCACTAGCCGATACGGTTTCATTGAATTCGGTTGACGACGACTGTTGGAACAAGACGCCATTCACGAATATCTGAACCGACGTAAAAGGCTGCGTTACGTTGAAAGAGAAGTTAATCGGTGTAGCATCCAACGAGAGGAACAAACTGTCACGATCTGTCTTGAATGACGTGAAAAACGGCAGGGCCGTCGTGATTTGGTTTGTTCCGTCAATCGGGTTGCTGTATCGAATTCGAGCCTGCTGTGCGTTACCTGTGACTCGATATTCAAAGACGTTGACCGTCGCGATAGGTGTAGGATCAGCAGGAAGAATTACATCGATATTCTGATCACAACCTGCGACGAAGAGAAGGAGAAGAAGAGGAAGAAGTTTCATTAACCCCTCTTGAGAATGATAGTCGGAGTGCCTGCCGTTGCACGAATGAAGGCGGCGTTAAGGGGCGCCACTCCAGCCGCAAAGACAACAGCCTGTTTCGCAGCGAAGGTGAAGTCGTTGGCTTGCTCCAACGTCGCTGCTGCGTCGGAATAGACCGAGACCTTTGGCGTAACTGGCAAGGCGTAAACGATGTTTGTCGCCAGCACTGTCGGAACGCCGATTGGAATTGAGAATGTCGGCATAATCACCTCAAAACGTGGGGAGGGTCATCCAGCCCAGCAGACTCCCCAGCATGCAGTCGACCCTTACGTTATCGTGGGTCTAACTGAATGACCCTCCTTGACTTACTTCGGTTCGGCCGTCTCGGGCAGCTCGTTGTCGGGAACGAGAATCAGCCCGTAGCAAGCGAGCCACTTGACGATGAACTTGCGCCCCGGAACGATGGGCATCGTCGAAATGTGCCCACCACCAGGAAGCGAGTTGTCCGGACGAGCAGGAGCTCCCGGAAGCGAGTTATCGGGGCGCTCCGGGCGACCACTCGGCAGACTGTTGTCGATGGTCGGGTCGAATG